GCGGGAGCAGTTGCGGAAGCCTGTTCGGAAATGTCAGGCTGTCCGGCTTCCGGGAAGTCATAAAGAACAGCAGTAGGGAATTCAAAATTGTCCGTCTGTCTGCCGCCCGTCAAACCACCGATCATAGAAAGAAACGGGGTCTGTGTAGGATCAGCAGTAAAAAGTTCGCCCGCATAGTTGGGCAAATTCCAAGTAGTACCAATACCTGTTACCTGTGGCATATTATTTCACCTTATTTAACCTTTCTTTTTGTTTTGTGTTTTACATCAGGATAACGCCATCAGCGGCGGCTTCCTGTTTGATTTTGATAACCTCTAATTGGTTATTGTTTTTTCTTGCATCCGCAAGCCTTGCTTCATAACCCGCTGCCGTAGAATTAGGAACGGTTGAAGAAGCACCCGGCTGAAAACCTGTGAACTGCTGCTGTGTCTGCTGATCTGCATCAAACATCCAACCATCAGACTTTTTCAGGGCTTCAATCTGTTCATCAAAGCCGGAAAGTTTACCATCTTCCCCGATCTTAACCTTTGCCATATCAAGCATAGCCTTTACCGCCTTGCTGTTTTTGGCTTTTGCACCGGAAAGGGCAACTTCAACAGCGTTATCAAGTTTCAGTTGGTTCAATTCGGTTTCATGGGCTTTCTGCTGATCCGCATTAGCCTTCTGCAAATCGGAAATCTGCTGCTGCAAAGCTGCATTATCGCCGCTGGATTTCTTCAAATCTTCAAGCTGCTTATCACGATCAGAAACGGACTTCTTCAAGGTTTTGTTTTCCTCATTGACTTCATTAAACCTTGCCTTTGTTACAAAGTTTCCATCAATGGAATCCATAACCTTCTTTGCCTGTTCCTCTGTCAAACCCATTGCAATCAAATCTTCTTTTTTCATAGTGTTTTACCTACCTTTCAAATTTTCCGTTTTTTACCGTGGGTGACGAACCACGAAATTTGACCTTGTTCTTTACCGCCTGCAACGCTTAAAAGGCGAAAATAAAAGCACCCGGAAGGGTGCAAGCACTATTTAACCCATAGTTGGAAGATAATTTTGGATCACCTAACCTTTCCCGCACTTATAAGAACCAACAGCTACCAAAATTATCACCCCTTTCTTAAAATCGACCTTATATAACGCCCATATCCGGGTTGAAATAAAGCCTTTGATATATTTGTACCCTTGAAAAAGGGCATGAAAAAAGCACCCTTGAAAATAAACTTTCAAAAGTGCTTATTCCTTTTCTTTGAACTCACATTTTGCCGAACCGTCATAAAATTGCGTAGGCTTCATTTTCGGATAGGGGAAAATCATGCAACTGCTTCTTCTATAATCATCAATCATAGAATCCCCAATCTTCATTTTGCGGAATTTGCAATCCTTGCATTGTTCGTACTTTGGAATTTTGGTGTTATCCGTAAGGATTTCACTTCCATAGCGTTCTTCCAACGATTTCTTTTCACCCATCTTCATTCACCTACCTTTGCGGGTTGTTCTGCATGATAACTTCAATGTCAACATACAGTTTGCCGTTTGTGCGTTCAACCTTTGTTACTCTAAATGCTGTACCTTGCTGCAATATGATTTCCGATTCACTACCAAAAGAAGATTGCTTTGAAACGCCATCCCATGAACGCCCCGAACCATTACCAAAAGCGGAAAACGGTTCTGCGTACATCATCTTTGTTCCCTTTGGTGCATACACATTCATAATGATAGGCTTATGTGAAAAGCCCTTTCCTTTGGAAACGCCGCAACTGAAAAATCCGTAATCAGTAACGGTTTTACCCAACAGCAGCCGTTCCAATTCTGCCTGTGTTGCGTTCTGTAAATCTGACATAGATATTTCAAAGAAGTTATCCATGCCCCGGTAATCACAACCACGCTGCAACCATATATCAAAATCATAGGTGGATTTTTCTATAATATCGGTCATAGCGTTAATCTGTTTGCGAACTTGCCCCCGTTTATGCCCGCCGTAATTCGTACCAATGGTATCAAAATCAATGTTACCAACACCCTTGAAGGTGTTTGTACCGTATTCAATACCACGCAACGGTTCATTGATCTTACTGTAACTTGAAGTGTAACCGTAGATAGCATCCCTTTCGGCTTTCGGGGCGTTCTTCCAAACATCCCCGCACACATCACGCAAAGCATCATCCGCTTCTTTGGTAGATTTCGCCCACAATGCCGCATCTTTACGGGCTTGTGAAAAGGCATCATCCACCGTATCTATTATATCACCTTTTTCAAGTTTTTGCAAATCTGCTTGAACTTTGTTCAATTCAGCCTGAATTTTCTGCAATTCCTTCTGAACATCATCATAAGCCTTACCTTCAACTTCCAATTCTTGAAGCTGCTTGTATAGGTTCTGATATTTTTGCATTAAATCAGGATCAGTTTCAGTAATGAACTTGCCTTCATAATACTTCTTTTTACCTTCAATGTTCAGCTTTGCGAAATCGGCGGTTGTAACATCATCTTTCCAAATGCCGGAATAGGTTTTGATTTCCATACCGTCAAGCTGCTGTTGAACTGCCGCCGCCTGTTTTTCCAATTCAAGCTGTTGCTTAATCAGGGCTTTCTTCTGTTCAGCCTTCAATTTTTCATTCAGCTTTTCTTGCCATTCGGCTTTTTGCTGTTCAAGGGCTTCCATCTGTGAATGAAGGGCTTTCATTTTGGATAGTTCATCACCATCAGCGAAATCTTCAAGGCTTCCAAAATCCTTGATAACTTCATCATAACCCCAACCACCGGAAGCAGCCTTGAATTGATTTTCCAAATCTTCAAGCTGAACATCAGCGTTTGCAATATTGGCTTGCAGCTTCTTCTTTGTCAGGTATTCTTTCTTTGGTTTCGGCGGTTCAACTACCGGGGTATGGGTGTAATGAAGGGCTGAACCATCATCAAACACCGTAAAGCCGGATTTATCGCCGCCCTTAACAAAGGTATCTTCCCATTCCTGATATTTCATATCATCAGGAATATAATAGGTTTTGCCTGTTTCGGCATCCCTTGCAGCCCGTTCCCCAATCTGCCCGAAATCTTCTGAAAAGTGCGGTACAGTAGTTGAACGGCAATATACATGAAAGGGTGGGGCGGTAACGCCCGCTTGATAGTCTTTCATGGGGAAAACCTGACCGTCAAGGCTTCTGCAAATATCGGAAGTGTGGGAATCCAGCGTTGCAACAACTTCATATTCTTCAACATCAAGATCGTTGAAACATTCGCCTTGTGCAACGGAACTGAAATATGCTTCTTCCGTCATTACAAGCCTTCCGGCGTTGTTTTTGGAAGTGTTCATTTTCTTTGCAATGGCATCAATAGCCTTTTGCGGATCAGAACCAAGCATAATATTGTGCGTTAGTTCGGTGTGAACTTCCGCAATCAGTTTATCTTTGTTTCCCCAAATTCTTTCAGAAAAATTGTAACCATCAGCAGCCCACGGTTTAGATAGCAGTTTTTCAATCTGCGATTGATCCAACCCGGCAATATCCCAACCGATACCGAACCCCTTTTGAAGTTCATAAGCGGAATGGTAATAGCCGCTTTCAAACACATCAGCCATTACAGAACTTACCGTTCCCGCCTGTTTTGAAAATACACTTTCAAGGCTTTGTTGTGTCTGAATTTTCAGGGCTTCCAGCTTTGAAATGTGGAACTTTGCAGAAGCATTTACCAATTCCTTCACCCAGCCGCCCATTAAAGCGTTATCCTGACCGTATTTTATATATTCCTGAACATCCCATTTGAATTCTTTCAGGTCAACACCGGAAAGCATCTTCCGGGCTTCTGCCATAGTAACACCGTTATTCTTTGCGAAACGCTGATACCATGTGTTGATTTTACCTTCAATTTCCTTTTGGGCTTGCCTGTATTGCCTTTCAATCTGCCGGAAAGCATCAGCGGCTTTCTGATTTTGGGCGTTTTCAAGCTGTTCAAAACGCTGCTTCCAATAATCACTATTCTTCATTTACTCCACCGCCTTCCTTATTGGGCGGCTGATTGCCTTGCTGCGGATTTCCAAAAGGATTGTAGCTTTGGGCTTCCATTTCCTTCTTTTCCTTTTCCCGCTGCTTTTCCAATCGTTCAAGTTCTGCTTGCGGATCATCAATCCACGGGTGCATACCAATGATAGTTTCATCAGAAAGAATACCCACGGAAGCCTGACAATTCGCAATCGCTTCACTTTCGTTAATCAGAATATCACGGTTGAAGATAATGTTTACTTCCTCATTCTCAAAATTGCCCCTGCCTGTATTGGCAAGGTGTGCATTGACGAACCAAAGGATTTCTTCAAAAGCAGCCTGAAATTCGGTTTCCATATCGTTAGCATCCAAATCAATATCAGAATACATTGATTGAATGTTCATCTGATTAGGATTGCCGGAAAGTCTATCATCCTTTGCATCATAGCCCATAGCGTTTTCAATCAAGGCTTTCTTGAAGATTTCAACGATTGCCTTGTAGTTTTCCGCATTTACTGTGATTTCAAGGGTTTCAACGCCGCCTTTGGTTTCACCATCATAGCGAACCTTAACCGCACCGTATGTCGCAAGGTTCTTTCTGAATTCCCCTAAATTCGTACCGTCATAATTCTTCAATACAAGAATGGTATTTCGGGCATCTTCCTGCATATTGTTTTCAAAATCGGAAAGCATTACATTGATACCATCTTGAAGGCTTTTCACCTTCTTAATCAGGGGAATTTCCTGTTCATTGTATTTCAGGGGAATCAGGGGAATTTTCGCCCAATTCAAAGCCTTCTTCCCGTTCATCACATAGGCACAATCTTGTTCTTCCACCGTTAGATCAGGAATCAGGGTGTTACCGTCCAGCACATAACAATGAATTCCCTGCATATCGAAAACTTCAACCTTTTCAATAACAACAGGTGTTAAACCGTCATAGCCTGTAACCAAATAAAGCCTAATTGCACCCGCTAAAATGGTATGTTCGCTATCTTCCCAAATAGGAAGGATTTCATAACCCGGAAACAGACGGAAAGAAAATTCACCCTGCTTGTTGTAGTAGGGGAATAACCAGCTTATACCGTGGTTCAACGCCGCCTTACCACCATTTTTCAAGGTTTTCATAAACTTCTTATTGAATACCTGTTTCAAAAGTTCAATGTAAAGTTCATTTTCACCATCAATAGCAAAGGGTTGACCTAACAAGTAGTTTGCCTTTTGGTTCACCATCTTCATATACTGATTATCAATCACAAGGTTATTCGGAAGGTTTTCAACCACTTGCAGCTTACCATCTTCACCAATCATAGTACGCTTTCGGGAAAGAATATCATGTTCGTTCTGATAGTAAAGCTGCCCCTTGATCTGCATCATTCTTTCAGGTGAACCCTTCCAACGCATGATAGACTGTTCAAGGAACTGTTTATTACTCATATTCGACTTGAAGCCGAACAGCATAATATTTGAAAGCCTGTTCAGCATCTTTTCACCTACATTCAACTTTTTTCACCCCTTTCTATTGCGTAATAAATACAAAAGCCCGAAAACACAAGGCTTTCAGGGCTGTTTGTTACTAATATGTTATTTTTATTCAAAACTGAAAGCACTTCCAACGCCAACCTTTTCAGCAATTCCGGTTGTAGCATCCGGGGCATCATCATGTGCGTTTTTGCCTTCCTTCTGATACTTTGTCATTGCTTCAAAATATTCCGGGAATCGGTCATTCCAATTCACCGGGAAATATATGTGTTCCATAACCCATGTACTATTTGACAAAATGCGGGATTGCTTGTTTTTGGATTGATAGAAGCTGTGAAATACCGTGTGATTGGTATGCAGCACTTCTTTCATTATCCGTTCAACGGATCGTGCAAATCCTCTACCGCCATTGTTGGATTCAATATCAGCAACATTCACATTATCCTTTTTCAGCATTTTAGCCGTTGCGGGTTCTGTGATTTCCATTCCGTCCTTTGTGTAAAG